TTGGATATTGCCAACTCCAGTTTTCAGATTCTTGTATTTGGTATCTCACATACTCAAGAAACATTGGAGAGGCAACATTATCAATTATTTTAACATCATTCATTATCGGTTTGTATGACGTTTCCATACTTAAACTCCTTTTCAGCACATTCATTTAAAATATCCATCACATCTTTTGTAAAGTATTTTGTAGGATTACTCATAATCGTTTTACCAAATTCTTTACTTCCATCTGGTAATTCATATCTTGTGGATACTTTTTTAAACACATTGTATTTTTCTGCTAACTCTAACAAGCCATAGTATTTATCTAAACCCTTTTCATAATTCAGACGAACATCTACCATTTTATTTTCTATTGTCAATCTTGACTTATAATTTTTACAATGTATAATATTACCTACGACCTCTGTTCCATCTTTTTCTTTTTTCTTAGACAAGAACACAATAGATGATGCTGCATACTTTAGACCAGAACCACCACCCATTTCTTTTGTAGAAAATAATCCCATAGATTCATAAGTATGATTTGTTACGACCATAGGAACACCAGCACGACCAAGCTTCAAAGTCAATACACGAAATGCAGCTTTGAGAACCTGAGCCCTAGTCATATCTCTAGTTTCTTTTCCCTCACTTGTATCTTCAACTTCTTTTGTAGTTGATAACATACCAAGTGAATCTAGACACATCATCATAGGTCTTTTTTCTGATTTCTCCAGATACGAATCTAAGACTTTAATAGCTTGAGTACGAAACTCCTGCACAGTTGTAACTGGGATGATGACCATTCTATTTGGGTCAATACCTCTGTCAATCACCATCTGTTTAGTGATTGCACTTTCTGATTCAAAGTACAAGCATCCAGCGTCAGGGTTTGCATCTAAAAAACTTTTGACCATACCCATGACAAAAAATGTCTTACCAGTTGCTGATTCACCAGCAATAGCTGTAATTTTATTACTTGGTAATCCACCATAGATAGAACCAGATAACAACGCATTGAAGATGTAAGAACCAGTATCAACAAAATTATCTACGTCTGCCCCCTCAATACCATCTGAAACTAATGATGCATATTCATTACCAGTTGTCTTAATTATATCTTTAAAAAAATCACTCACTAAATATCTCCTACTTTTCTACTTGCCGACTTCAATGCATCAAACCCGCCAGGATATCTTTCTGAAAGTTTGACTATGTTAATATCAAAAATTTCTTCCCATGAAGTATCTAATGCTTTTATTGCTTGAACCATGTACCAGCATATGTCCGATAATTCAGACTTCAAATGTTTCTTTGTATCTTCGTCAATCTCTTTACCTTGAAACAATATCTTCTTCACGATATCGTTGAACTCGCCAACTTCTCCAGATAGTCCTACTGATGCGGTAAGTAACCTAGATGGTTCAATACCTTGTTCTTGCATAATATCCAATGCATCTTTGAAGTCATCATAATTTTTAGTCATATCACTTGTAACTGTATCTACAAAGTTTATATAATCATTTAATATGCTTGGTCTTTTTCTCATACTAAAGGCTCCGATATATAATGGTCTTGATAATCATCATCTTCCATATAAATTCTAACTGTGGTTTTTTTCATAAGTTTACCAGTTTCATCTCTTTCATATGAGATAAGCTCTTGTCTTATCAAACCCTCTCTTGGCATTTCCATTCTTAAATCTTCTACCATACTTACTCCTATTTAATAGCTAGTGCACCGACAAATGCATGATTACGCCAAAATGGTTGTGCATCTGAAAATCCAGCTTTTTCTAAATTATCTTCTATCTCTTTCCATGTATTTGGTTTCATCATGTGTCTTAGTGTTCTTTCTTTGTCCATGATATCTTCAGTATCAAATGACTTTCTTTTATAATCATAATAATTAAATGTAATCATATCTTGAACTAATGCATTTTGACATATGGTTTTTTCTGCAAAGATAAAAGCACCACCATCATTTAATCCATTGTAAACATTTTTTATTACGTTTAGTCTATCTTTCTTTGGCATAAACTGTAGAGTGAAAATAGATGTAACTAATGAACAATTTGTAAATTCATAATTACGAATATCATCTAATATAAAATCCACTTCATACTTATCTAACTCATCTGCTCTTTTTTCTAAGTCTTTGTAAAAGCCTTCAGCAATCTCTATACCTATGTATCTTCCTTTAGAACAATGGTCTTGATTATACTCAATCATGGCTTTAGTAAGTTTACCAGTAGAACAACCTATATCAACAATATTTGTACCATCTTCAACAAAGTATCTTGATAGACTAATTACATCTTCTAACAAGTTTGAATAACCACGAATAGACTTCTCTATATGTTCATCAAAGCCTTCCTCTCTATGTGCAAAAGTAAAATCAGCCATTCGTTTTCTCCTTATATGGTTTCAATACATTTTCATAAACTGAATCTGCAATAGCTTTCATCATCAAGGGCGGAACCATTCTACCCATTCTTTCTGACCTTTGTTCCCATTTACCAGTTAATTTAAAATCATCTGGTAAAGACATGGCTCGTTGTGATTCACATAGAGCTAGTTTTCTCATTTCACTCCAATGAATACAACCACCAGATGCTGTAATTGTTGGTGCAGGTTTATGTCTTGATATTCTTTTCATATTGAAGTGATGACCTTTAGGGTGATAATCACAGCCAGTCAAAACTTTGTCTGGGTCTTTTGGCATCTTAGATGCTGTTTCAAAATGTGAACCCTTAGAAAACTTTTCTGTCAACATTTTTATTTCTTCTTCATCATACTCTAAATCACTAAATGCATCACCACAAGTAATAGCTTCAGAAAACTTATCTGGAAAGATACCAGCAATATTCATAAACGTAAGACCGACAGCTTCTGTTACATCTTCACGAACTGCAATAAAGATAACTCTTTTTCTAGTTTGTGGGACACCATAGTGAGATGAATCTAAAACCATAGATGATACATCATAACCAATCTTTTCAAATGCATTTGTAATCTTGTAATAATATTGTTTTGCTTCACCCATCATAAGACCTGCCACATTCTCAGCAACAATCACTTTAGGTTTAATATCTTCTGCAACTCTAAGAAACTCAAAAAACAAGTCCTCAATATTTTCTACTTTCTTACCATCAGAATACTTTTTAGTTTTACCAAAACCTTTAGTATGACCACCACCTTGAACTACAGCTCCAGCCATAGAGAAAGCAGAACATGGTGGAGAACCATCTAATATATCAACTTCTCCAGCTTTGATACCAGCTGCATCAAGTAAATCTTGACCAGTAAGTTCTTTTATATCATCTGGTAAAATTGGTGTATCTGGATAGTTTTCTCTGTATGTGTTTCTAGCTTCCTCTACAAACTCGTTGATACATAATATCTTACCACCTGCCAAACGATAACCTGTGCTAGAACCGCCACCACCTGCAAATGTAGATATTACATTAAATTTATTCTGTGAAGATGCATCATATACATCTTGTAAATTATACTTTTTATATTTCATTGTAAGAACTCCTCTAACGTATTCGTATTATTTAGCAAGTTCCAATCCTTACATATATCCATCACTCTCTTTCTATTCTTAAAATTGATTTCTTTGTTATCAATTAATGTTTCAAATAAGCTTACTATACCACAATCTATCTGTAAATTCAAGTGCTTTTTTATATTTTTTATTAATTTAAATTGATAGAATGCATTTCGTACATGATGTTTTTGATAAGGTAAATTCACATCTTCCCAATCCATATTATAAAAATAGTTCTTGATATTCTCTGATAGATATGGTGTAATAAATTTTTTCTCATATTTGTCAGCTACTTTCTTGTGCCACTTGTAACCAGCTTGCATATCTGGTTTAAAATAATTATCTCTAAACTCATCAAATAATTCTTTTGTGTGTTTGTAGTTTAGTATAGCCTTTTTACTAATTCCGTAATAGCCATCCGCCGCCCAGCCTGAAAGCACATATCTTTCTCTAATTTCTGGATACACATATAGAAATGGATATACGCATTCAAAGTGTGTTTTCTTTTTACAATCTAGTTTTACTAACTTATGAAAATCTTCTACAAGATTTCCTGTAGGAATCACTATGCCTACAAAATTCCATTTGAACCTTTCTGCTATCTCTTTAGCTTTTAAAAAGTCATACGATACATGAGTATCTAAATGAAAACTATATGCTGTAATTTTCTTACGAGCATTCATAGCAGCAAATGCTACTGATATAGAATCAACTCCCCCGCTGAGTAATACAGCTACATCATTATCCCAAACTTGTTTAACAATCTCTTGAGTTAGTAGTTTATCTATCAATTGAAAAAATCCTCTAATGTGCCTTGTGTACCATAACTTCTATCAACAAGCCAGTTTATCTTTTGTAATATAAAATTAAGTGGTTCGACAAAACTCTTTTCAAACTGAACATCATAATCTATAATCTTATGAAAGTCTAACTCTTTAGGTAACTTTGTCATAAAAGATATAGAACTACATTGATATATGTTTGGTTGTTTTAGATTGATAAACTTTATCTTATCGCCTTCTTGTATGTAAGGATACTTATTACTAAGTTTGTTTTTCTTTACAAGATGATTATATAGAATAGCACCTTTACAATGTATTGGTGCACCTTTAGCAAACAGCTGACTTCTATCTGCAAACTTTGATAAGCCATTTACACTTCTAGGATATGCAATCTCTTCTGCAGGTAAACTCATAAACTCTTTTCTAAAATCTTGTATGAATGTATTGAGTTGTTTCTCATCTCCATTCATAATAATCTTTAGGCCTTCTTTAATTTTTTCACGACATGGTGCAGGAGTGCTAGACTTTACAGCCTCGATACCCATAATCTTGAGTTGTGGCTCTTTATATTTTACACCCTCGTTATCCCATACATTTAGAATGTATCTTTTCTTGGCTGTCCAGATACCTTTATCTGCAATCACTTCTCTAGACATCTCCATCTTCTGTTCATATGAATTTACATATTCATGCAGAGATTGATAACTTTTCTCAATGAAAGGTTCAATTTTCTCTCTGGCCACGTTGCCCAAGAATCTGACAATCTTTTGAGTTTCTTGTTCCTTAGTAAACACCATACTGACAAGTCTATCAAAGCAAACATATATCGAGTCTGTATCACTTGCAATAACAAAATCTTCTCCAGAGGTTTTAAACAAAT